ATCCAAAAGGAAACTTTTTCCACCATCACTGGCAGTCATGACCTATCCGGCACCAGTTATTGCACCTTATGATGAGTGGTTTAGTGAACCAATTTTAACAGAAACTCAAATGGAGTATCAAAAACTAATGGAAAAATCTGATGATGACATTATTGTAAATATGGATGGAGGCGTTGGTGGTTCTTGGAAAGTTGAAACTGAACCTGTCAATATTCATGAAGTGATGTATGACATGGCAACCAAAACCAATAAGACCACAACTCAATTAAATCCTATTGGTGCATCGGAAAATTTTCAAGGAGGTTCGGAAAATTTATATGGATAATGATTGGCGTTACAGTGAAGATAAATTAAAACTTCGTCAACAATCACTTAGTATTCTTTTAAAGAAGTATGGTTCTGAACTTAATTTAACGAAAGAATCTAAATACAGAACCCAATCCATATACGAGTGTGCTCATGACTGGGTGTCCCAAGGTAATGTAAATTGTAACGGCATTATCAAATACTACGAGGCTTATTATGCAAAAAGTAATTAATGTTTTAGCAGTTCTTTCATTTGTAGGAACTGCAGGTATCGTCGGAGGCGGTACTGCACTATATCTCAATAAAGATTCTATTGTTGAGAACATCAAATCTCAAGTAGCATCTGCTGCAGGAGAAGCAATTGCTGGTGCTCTTCCCGGAATGATGGATTCTGCAATGCCAGAACTTCCTGGTGCCACTGGTGGTGCTATTCCTTCTATCCCTTCTACAACTGGACCTGCTTTACCTTTCTGATATGAAAAAAATTATTATGGCTTTGATGGCAGCATGTCTTGCTGCCCCTGTAATGGCAGACCCCATTAAAGATAATGAATATTATACTCATCATTCTATGGGGTGTATGCTTCTTCGAGAATGTACCGATGATGTAGAACCTATCTGGGGTATTGACTATCTGGCACAAGAATATCCTCTGTCTGATTGGAATCCAGTTGCAGAAGAGTTTAGTCGTATGTTGAATGCACTGACTCTTGTAGATGTACAAGTATATCTTGCTGATGAAAAGTATTTCCCAGTAGGACATCGCGGTGTCTATCATACTGTGAGTAACAACTTCTATCTTAACCGAGCATACATGCATCGTCCTGGTGTATTGATGAGTGTGATGCGTCACGAAGGATGGCACGCGGCACAGGACTGCATGGCAGGCACACTTGGTAATAGTATGATTGCTATCATTAAACCTGAAGATCAAGTGCCATCATTGTGGCGTGAGATTGTAGAGAAAAGTTATCCTGTATCAGCATGGCCATGGGAAAAAGAAGCAACCTGGGCAGGTAAAACTGCAGGCATGACACAAATAGCATTGGAATCATGTGCTCGTGGTAGTATGTGGACGGACTATGATCCTACTCCAATGACTCGTGAATGGTTAGAAAAAAATGGTTACATCGCTAAATAAATTTATATTTGCTTATGACTAATGCCGGAAGTTCGCAGCGATGTAAAGGATGTTAAGAATGAAAAGAAACCTGATAAAAAAGGTTTTCTGGGAAAACTAAAGGAGGCAGCAGATGACAAGGAAGAACAAATTGCAATTCTTTCTACTTTTGTTAGGCTTGGTATCCTTGTTTGGAGCGGCGGAATACTCACGTTGGCATACATCAAGTTACCACCAGCCCTTGGTATTCCCGAGCAAAAATTAGATCCTACTTTTATCGCAAGTGTCTTTACTGGGGTGCTTGCGACTTTTGGTGTTCAGGCAGCAAAGAAAGCAGGAGAAGGTGGTGGAAATGGTGGTGGTGGAATCAGTAAAGCAGATATGGAAAGATTGATTGCTGCTGCTGCACAAACTGCACCTGCACAAACTATTCGTATTGAACAGGCTCCCGTACAAATAACACAAGCACCTCCTAAGTCCGACGATTCTTACAAAATGTAATTATGGATAATCAAAAATCTGCATTTAAATGGGCGGCACTGACAGTGGGAACACTGTTCGGTGTTGCTCATCTTGGTATATTGGGTCATCTCTTAAATAAGAACGACCTTCCAATCATAAATTTACCTGTTGGAGATTATACTTCATATACGGTAGAGGCAGGAGAGCAGGGATATAAAATAGATTACTCATCAAATGATCCTAAAGTGTTGGGTGTCCGAAAAAGAGTCGATAAGACTAATGGATTCTTTGGTATTGGTGGGAAATCAAATGTAGAATATGATGAAGAGTATACAATGGATGGAGCCCGCCATATGGGTGGAGGTGCTGAGGGAAAGTTGACTGCTCAAAAACTAGAATGCATCAAAGCAGAGGGCGCTGGAGAATCAACGGGAAGAATGGTGGGTGCTAGTGTTGGTGCTGCTGCCGCACCATGGTTCACTAGTATTCCATATGTTGGTTGGTTGGTTTCCGGTTGGGTAGTAATGTTAGGTCAGGATAAGGGTGCAGAGATTGGTGGAGAACTTGCAACAACAATGAAAGATTGTGAGGAAAATGACTAATTTGAAACCACCTAGTAGGAAAGGTGCCAAGCACTCTGAAGAAAGTAGAGCAAAGATGAGTAAATCTAAACTAAATAAAAAAAATGAGGATTAGTTATGGGTGCTATGATTCCACCAAGCAGGAAGAGTTGCTACAACTTCCGAGTGACGGAGATCAATCGTGTTCTTGATGGTGATACTATCGATGTCACTATTGACCTCGGGTTTGATTTATACAAGAAAGAAAGAGTTAGAATTGCTGGCGTTGATACGCCAGAAAAAAGAACGAGAAATCTAGAGGAGAAGGCACTTGGAATTGACGCAACCGAATGGCTCAAAGCAAAACTCGAAGGCACGTTGGCTGGTGATGATGAGTTGTCTGTTAGGACTGAACTTGTTGGTGGCACTGGGAAATATGGGCGTCTTCTGGGTTGGCTTTACATTGGGGACGACAATGTGTCCCTTAACGAACAAATGATTGAGGAAGGATATGCTCATCCATATGATGGTGGGACAAAAGACATGAACTTAGAAACACTTAAAGAAATTAGGAGGGCACATGGTACGCTTGTTGACTAAAATTAAAGATTGGAATATGGCAATGACAAATAAAATTCAGGACAAGTTTAACTTGACTGATTATCAGATGCTTTGTCTTGCATTTGGAAAAGGATTTATTATTGGAGCAATTCTATTATGAGAAGAGAAATGTTAGATGCTCTCAAGGCACTTGCTATTGGGAACATTAAAAAAGCAAAGATGAACATTGAAGTTTATCTTATCAATCCTGTTGGTATTGGTGAACATCCTGATATTCTTGGTGCAATTCAGGATCAAATTGATTTGATTGCTAAGGAAGAAGAACGTTTGGAAGTTATTAAAAAGTATTTGGAAGATTAACTAGTGGACACATCTGACCTGGATGATTATTCTCTTGGAGATGGTGAGTGGTACACAGAAATGATACTTAGTATAGATGAAGTTCGTGCATTATATGAACATTTTTCTTATGCTTTGGAAACTTGGCCTGGGTCTCCCAGAAGACCCACACACGAACAAGAACTGCTTATGGTAATGAAAATGAGATTTTTTGCAATGCTGCAAGATTATAATTTTTACAATAATTGAGAACTTATAATGATACCAGAAATCCAGTTAGGTAATATTGATATCGGAGTTAATCAAGTTAGTAATTTAATTATTAATGATACACCTGACTGGTTAAAGACACCATCACATGCAGTACCAATATATCCACCAGTAACTTCGCAGATAGGTATTCCTATTGTTGATATGCCTGGATGTGTTGAGTCACACAGAGATAGTAGTGAGAATCAAACTTTAAAAGATGAAGACAGTGATGGCGTTCGAATATATTGTGATGCAGGAACACCTAGTTATAGTCCAATTGATTATGACCCACGTAGATTAGAGATAACAACAGAGTCTCCACCACCTCCAGTCGTCCCAAACACTCCAGAAGCACCACCAACTCCTGATACATCAACACCTCCTAGAACTGATGCTGCATTGGCAGAGTGTCCTAGTAGAGCACAAGAATTAAAAAACCCTGTAGGAAAAATCCTAGAGGGTAATAAAAAGATTACTGGGTATGAGACAGTAGGAAAAGAATGTCTCCCCGTATTTGAAAATTTAAATATACCCGATCAGATTGTTCAGAACATACCATCAGCAGGTATGATAACTGTTACCGCCTCAATTGCTGTAGTCGCGACGACTTCTGCACTGCTTGCAAAGCCTCTTGCTGATCTTTTGTTAAAGGTTGTGAAACCTGTGACGAAGAAGGTAATAAAGAAGATTGCTGCCTTAAGGGGTAAGACGCCCCCGGTACTGTCCGAGTCTGAGAGGAAGGCAGCACAACGGGATCGGAACCGGGCGATAAAGGTCTTACGTTCGGCACTGAAACCGAAGGGATAGTGTGACGATGTTGCTTAACAGTATTAACATTTTGTACTACAACGTCTGCACATATTTTATAATAAGGACTCCTGGGATGAAAACTAATTCCTGCCTGCATTAACTGTCCGCAATTCTTCAAACGAGCGATCTCAAAGTCTAATCTTTTATTGGCAATCATTTGTTGCTGCATTTGGATTTGAGTATCTGCTGCTGTCTTACAACGTTCTTGCAATCCACCATCAAGTGGAAAAGAAAGTGTTGCAGATAAACCAATACTCGTGCTGTAATTTCTGGTGTTTCCTGTTCTTACTGGTTTATCCCATAATTTGGAACCTGGATTATCAGGAACACCATCACCAGACATTTCCATGGTGGTGATAGACATGTCTGCACCATCTTCATAGGCACGAACAGTTTTTCCGGCAGTATTCGTATATGTTTTATCATTGTAATGTGATTCCCAAGGCCAGTTCTTTACTACCTTTTGAGTTTCTACCAGTTGCCCTTCAAAGTCTCTATTGTCATACTGAGGTTCCATGTAATGAGTTTCAAATGGATCCTGCTCATTACGGGCATGAGTGATGAATGGTGTAATATTAGCAGTCGGTCCTTGACAAGCAATTCCATTACCATATTGATTGGTTATATATGGACCTTGTAAAACCTGGATTGCCTGGTTGGTCACCGAGCCTGAACTATTTGCGATTGGATTTGCTGTTGCA